AAGCGGTATGAAAATGCTATCTCATATCTTGATTCAATTGACGAAGATGTATTAGTTGAGGAAACTGAAGAGTCTGAGAAATTGAGAAAGCAGATTATTTACCAAGATTATGTTAACAAGGGGTTTAAGCCTGAACGAGCAGAAAAGGAAGTAAACAAATCATTTAATGCTGGAACTGATATTGAAGATGCTAAGTTGGCTTTAGAAAGCAATAAAGAGTTTTTCAAAGAGGAATATAGTGAATTAGTAGAACAAAATAAATTAAAAGTTAAGCAAGAGAAATTAGCTAGAGAGAAACAAATTACCGAGTTTAAAAAGAAAGTTTTAGATACTGAAGCTCCGCTAGGAATTAAAGTAGATAAATCTACAAGACAAAAAGTTCTTGACAATATGACTAAGCCATCATATAAAAGTGATGATGGAAAAATATTGACTCCAATTCAAAAATATTCTAAAGACAACCCAGATGATTCTGAATATTACTTTAGTTTATTTTACGAATTAACTGATGGATTTAAACACATCGACAAACTAGTTGGTCAAAAGGCTAAAGCAGTTACTAAAAGTGCGCTTAAAGACCTTGACAAAAGACTTAAAAATACTCCGACCAACGAAGATGGGTCTGTAGATTTTAATTCGGGATTTGATGAACAAGCTAAATTTAGCTCACTTCCTAAAGGATGGAAGTTTGCTTAATTGAAGATAAACATCAACCAATTAAAATAAATTAAGAAATGGCTAATGCCCTATCAAAATTTGGAATGTTAGAGTTCCAATCGTGGAGGGGTCAAGTGACGGCCCTCCTACAAAGTAATTTGTAGGTAATTAAATTGCGCAATATCGGTGAAGCCCTTCGATATGGGGTAATACCGAGATAATTAATACAATAATATGTATTAACATCGTAACGCATAGATACTGAAACTAATAATTTAGAATATAAAGTATCCAAGAGTGCGCAACATCCTAAAGTTATGAATTAGGATGAAAATGTATGCTGACCTATCAAGATGATAAATTGATAGAACTATGGGATAAAAAGCCTGTAGGATAACAATGTGCTCACTAAAGAGAACCACCTTGGCGCAATGTACGCAACTGCCCCTCAAAAGGCAACTGAAAAAATGGTTCAGCTTCTTGCAATGACAAGAGGTAAAACCCTTGAGGATTACCTCAAACAATTTCCTATTAAATACTTTGATGATGACTCGGATTATACTTGGCAAGTAATTGGATCTAGTCGCAGAAACATTGAACTTGTTGAAGCTCGTCACGATGATGGCTCTGTAGTAGATGGATCTGAATTTGCTGGTGTAGCTGGCGCACCTTTTTACCTTGTATTCGCTGAAGATTGGTTCGCTCCTGGTGAAGTAATCGTAGGTGAAAAGAATGAAATTTACCAATTACGTGTTCTTGATGAGCCGCGCGCAGAAGGTTCTAATGCTGTTTATAAAGTTGAACCTATGGGTGGACTTTTAACTGGTGTTCCTGCTGCTGAATTGGCTGCTGGCAAACGATTCTCTTATGAATTTGCTCCAGTAGAGTCAAGTCGTTCTAAAGGTGTTGGTGGTGTACGTTACTCTACTCCTACTGCTATGCGTAACGAATGGACCACATTGCGTATTAAAGAACGTGTTCCTGGAAATATGTTGAATGTGAAATTGCAAGTGCCAATTCCTGTAATTGACAATAGCGGCAAGAAACTTCAACATAGTATGTGGATAAATATGATGTGTCCACTTGCAGCGTAAGTTGCAAAAATAAATCCTTTTAATTGCTGGAAACTCTTGTTAAGTTTCTAGTACTTCTAATTTAAAATAAAACAATATGGAAATCTGGAGAGAATTATCTTTCACTAACGATAAATACAGTGTATCTAATTTTGGTAGAGTTAAAAACAATAGTAACGACTACATATTTAAATGCCAAGACAATGGTAGGGGCTACTTAAAAGCTCAGTTTGTTTGTTTGGGCAAAAAGAGTAAATATGTGCATAGACTAGTGGCAGAATATTTTATACCTAATCCACACGACTATAAGGAAGTTAATCATATAGACGGAGATAAATACAACAATAATGTCTCTAATCTTGAGTGGTGCAGTAGAAGTCAAAATTTAATACATGCAAGTAGAAATGATCTTAAAAATCCTGTAGTTCCTAAATCTAGTAGAATTGAAATAATAAATAAATTTAATTCCGGAGTGAAAGCAACTACACTATCAAAAGAATATTTAACTTGCGAAACAAATATTTATAGAATACTTAGAAGTAACAAACTAGAAAATAAAGACAATCAGCAGCGAAGCTTGCAATAGCAAGAACGTTCAACGACTAGTAAGTCCTATCGAATGGATAGGCATACACTCAAGCGAGTGGAAATGGAGGACTCCTAATTTATTAGGATGAAGATATAGTCTCAACTGCATAGAGATATGCAGAAGTTCATAAGAGAACTGATGGATTTGTAGCGCAATCCATTGAAGGTCAGCCAGTTATGGCATCATGTTGAATTTAAAGTTGAAGAAACTTTCTCTGAATACAAATGTAACGCTATTATGTATGGTAAATCCAATCGTAACAGTAATGGTGAATATCTAAACTTTGGTAAATCAGGCATTTGCATCACAATTTCTTCAGTTAATTTACTTGAAGTTCTTTTTGATCCTATTTTAGTTAATCCAGTGTCGTAGGCATGTTTCTTATTTTCAGAAATAGTACACCACTCTAAATTATCTATTTGATTGTTTTGCTTATTGCCATCCATATGATTAACTTCTGACTTCAATATATTACCATCTTGTGGTATAAAATGTCCAGCAACTAATCTATGCAAATAAAATGTGTTTTGTTTGTTGTCTTTTACAAGATTTACAACAACGTAGCCATCTTTTCTTACAAATGGTTTTTTAAATATACATTCTTTATATCTATTGTGAAGTGTTTTTACTCTTCCATAATTAGATATTTCATAATAACTTTCGTATCCACTGATACATTTGAATTCTTCTATCATATTTGCACGTTTTAAATTTATGCAAAGTTAATAAAAGTTTTTCAAATAACCAAATAATACTCACGAAGGTTTCACCGATATTGGTAAAAGTTTACTAGCAGATTACGCTACTAGGCCCCAACTGTGTCTAGGGTTATTCATTGCGCCCGTAAAAGGATTTCTAAGTCCCCAGCGATACGAACGAATTTCTTCTGTGTTTTTAATCTTAGCAATTTGGATATTTGGTTGATCCATTGTACCGATGTACAAGATGTCAAAACGATATGACATTGCAGGACCACCATTTGGAGACATAATTTTATTACGAACTAAGTCATCGTATACATATTGTTACCTCTACTGCTTTTTATCAATAGATTCTTATACTTTATCATTGTATAAGTTCAGCATATATCATCATCCAGACATTCTCTGGATGTCGAGCACTCGTGGCGGTTTATAGTCTCATTTCTGAGTATCACCCACTATGCGTTACACTGACTACAATCTTTTATTATTGTAGTTTAGCACGGTATTGTCTTGTTGAATTCTATTAATATCTCAGATATTTCATCCAATATATTTTCTGGAATTTCAACTGATATTTTTGTACTCCTTTTTATAAACTTTAAATCTCTAATGCAAGCTCCTTCTTTTTGCATTACTTTACCGCTTATCAAATCATATATGGTTGTTTTACCAACATTTATTATGTTGGAGATTTCTTTTGCAGACAATCCTAATTCAGCTAATTTAATTATATATGGTATTATTTTAATAGGAATTTTACTTCCATTTCTTCTTTCTCCAGAGCTTCTAAGTCCATTTTTATATGCATGAACTAAATTTTCTGAATAACTACACCATTCTAAATTTTCTAATGAATTATTTGTTTTAACTCCGTCTATATGGTTAACGCATGGAAGATTTAATGTGTTATCAATAAATGTTTCAGCTAGAAGTCTGTGAAGTTCTTTTCCAACATATTTATTGTTTTTCCTTAATTGAAAACAATAATAACCTCTAACGTTTAATTGAGGTTTTCTTATAGTTGATTTAAAACTGTTTTTAACTCTACCATTTAATTTGCATTCACTATCAATTAACTTCAAGTGTAAACAACCCTGGAGTTATTTCAAAATCAGGAAGCAATCTTCATGATAACTCTTTAAGTGCTGGTTATCAGTACACAGAATACAAGGCAGCTAATAATATTACTATTAAGGTTGAAGTAGATCCGTTAATTCGTATAGCGGCCTAATCTCGTAAGAGATTTTGAATAATCGAGCAAAAACGGTAGATTCCATCAATAATATTGGACAATACCGTGCTAAACTACAATAATAAAAGATTGTAGTCAGTGTAACGCATAGT